AACTTCCGTTGAGCCCTTGTAAGCGAATATGTTAACACTCTTTCCGTTGAAGCACTTATCCACGTTATCACGCAGTGTTGCACCAAGGCCGTCCGCATCATAGCCGAAGGAGTCGCAACCATCACGGATAGCCATGCCGCAAGCAATATCCATTTTGCGGTTTCCGTTGTCGCCCTCAATCTCATCGATGCAAGTAAACACGATTCCTTGCCGAGTAATGAATCCAAATGGGTCATCACCCACATCAGAAGGGTCAGCCGCGCAAACAATCGCGCCGCGCTTATCAATGCCGAGTTTCTTATGAGCATCAATGCACGCATCAAACCAGTCCTCTTTGATTACTGAGTTGGCTACGTCATCGTTAAATCTTCCGTTCCATATTCCGTTAAATCTTGATTTTGACATGATACCCCTTTGAACTTTCTGCCTGTCTTTCTCAAGCTCTTGGCGCAATGAATCGTCATGCTCGAACCACGGATTATCTTTATAAGTTAGCTTGATGATTAAATGGTAGTCATCCTCATAATAGCCATTCTTATCAAGTTGAGCCTGATACGGTATGATGAATTCTTTGCTCATTGGGTCTTGACTTGAGCCTGTATTCCATAAATACCAAAGTTCTGCGCCTGTTGTGTCGCGCAATGTTGGGCCTAATGTATCGATAGTGTGTTGCTTGGTCTTCTCAGCTTCTTCCATTAGGAAATACTTAAAATCTGCCGCGCCTTTCATGTCGATGATGTTCTGCATACCACCAAAAACAAATTTACCACCGTTCGCGTTTCGTATCTCCCACTTAGAAGGAACACAAAGAAAGCCGCCAAACTCATTCTTTTTTATTGTGGACTCGACACCTGAATATATTGATTCTTTTAATGCAGTCATCCGTTCGCGTAGTGCGTAAACTTTGCAACCAGACGAATGAACCTGAGAGCTTAAAGCGTTCTGTGCAAATCGCGTTTTCATACCACCACGCCCACCAAAAAGAGCTTTGTACTTTTTGTGCTTGAGTATTGCGGGTTCTAACTTAGCAACAAGTAAAACCGTTGGATCCTCGTCAGTTTCTACCATATCACCAATGACACCCTTCCACCGTCGAATGATGTTAGGTACTAGCTCACCGTTGATTTTATCCACTCGGTCAATGATGCCGTAAACAGTGGGCTCAAGATTTCCGCTTAGTGATTTAACCATCGGCTTAATCTTGCGAACCTCCTTTAACAGACTACCCATTGTCTATACCAAGCATTTTCTTGATTTCTTCTACTTCTTTGCGCAGTTCTGTTACTTCCTCGATTTTTAACATGGAAGCTATTGATGAAATGAATATATTGGCAACCTCTGGAGATATAATCCCATCTGATGCAGCTATTATAATCTGGTCTGCCTTTTCGCATGGTGGTAATGATGAGTCAAAATCAAAATTAACTTTCTCACCAGACGGTTTTAATGCGGGTGATACTCGCTCAATTAACATCTTCATAAACTGAGCGCTTGATGGGTCATCATCATTAAACGCTCGCTCTGCAATCTTTCCAAAGAATACAGTCTCAACCTCGTCATTGGTTGCGCCTTTCTTAACACCTGCCAACGCTTTAGCTCTCATTGCATCTAGGATAAGCGTCTTTTTATCCTTTCCCCTTTTTGATGTTCTTCCTGCCTTTTTTGCACCATCGGAGTCAAATGAACCCTTTGTTTTTGGTCTCATAAATACCAGCACCTTACTTTTGCTTAGTCGTTATTTAGGCGTTTCTTGTTACTAAAGTATACCAATTCGTGAACCCAAGGCAAAAAAAAGAACCAATTAGGGCTTTATTTTTCTTCTATCATCATATAGAAAGTTTAAAAAACCGAGGCGCGGCTCTACTATTACTAAATATAAGTTTTTTATTTTCCCATTTCCTTAATCTCAAACTCTATAAATTCGCCACCTTTTTTTACTTTTTCTACCTCAATCAAGCAGCGCTTTATCATCTTGTCATTAAAGCCGTATTTCTTTTGCAAGCAATCAACAAAGCACTTCACAGGATTGTCAAAATCACTTGCTGAATTGGAGAATCCAAACTTCAAATAGAGTTCCAACTCACCTTCTTGCACCGTCATAGCAGGAAGAATCATAAGAATGTTGCGCGTGTAAACTTTGTACTTTTGAGTTCGAAACCGCTTACCTTGCCAAGCCTCGTTGACTGATAGGGGTTTAATGTCTAGCCTCATCAAATATTTCCCTTCTTCATTTCTGAATTCATAGAACCACCTTAGTAACTTGCTCTGGATTTTTGTTGCGCTTCAATCATTAAATCGTTGTTACATCTTCCCATTACGTAGTTGTATTGATTTGCTTTTCCCATTGCTAAGTATTGATTTGATGGTTGATCGAAATCTAATGGTACTTTACCTTCCCAGCCTTCGCCGTTTCTTTGTTTATCAAGAATTAATAATGCCCCCGGCATTTTTGAGTATTCCTCATCCTTCTTGTCAACCATCTCGCCAGCCTCAATCGATTGTAATGCTCTCTCCCTAATTTTATTTCTCCAAATTATAAAAACATTATCAACCAAATCTGTGATTGCCCCGGTTCCTTTTACATCCATCTTCCCAGTAGGTTTCTCTTCACTATCTGATTTTCTAGAATGAGTAACTAAAACTACATGAGCGTTATGTTTATTTTTAAAGTCACAAAGTTTATCCATAAACTCTTTTTGTGCGTCATAGTCAGTTTCACCAATCCCACATTTCATGAGAGAGTCAATCACAAAAAACTGTATGCCGTACCTTCTGTTTGCATAGCTGAAAATTTCTAAAAGTCGGCTCGCCTTTGCTGTACCAGTTAAACTGAATAACCATAGACCATTTGAAATAAATTTGTTAGCTGCAATAATTTCTTCCTCCGGAGGCATCGGCGCGCAAGTAGCTTGTCTAGTTAGTCTTTTTAATAACATGCCGGGCTTCAACTCCATCGATGCCACGCAACATCTAGTTCCTTGTCTGATTGCTTCCAGCATTAAGTGCCCGACAATTTGAGATTTGCCATGTCCATTAACACCATTAATTAAACTTAACTCTGACTCCCGAAACTGAAAATTATGGTTTAAGCTATCCCAAGGACTTTGGAATAGTCCGGCATCTTTTTTGTAAAATGCGTCAATGGTGTCTTGCAAAAATGCGCTTGCGTTTGCTAACTCCTCGGGATCTAGAAATCTAGCAGTTTCTAGCGCTTGCCACATCTCATCTTCTGTAACTCCATTAAGTAAACATTCGTTAGCATCTTTAAAGGGTAGCTCTGCTATTCTGCACCTTTCGATACCTAGTCGTTCCGCAATCTCACCAGCAGCCTTTTGTCCTGCATCATCTGAATCCATGCAGATTATAATTTCATCAAATCTGTCTAAATTGTGATATTCGGTATCGATCCACTGTTGTTTATTCCCCGTCCCGCCACCAAATGGCACGCTAAGGGATGGAATGCCATATTGACACATAGACATGGCATCAATCTCACCTTCAACGATTACACAGGCTCTGATGTCTTTTGGGAATACATGCCAACCAAAAAGGCAAGGTTCACAATTCTTTGATACTCCTATAACTTTCTTGCCGTTATTTCTCTCAATTCCGATTGATTTAACAAATAACAACTCATCATCTCGAATAAAAGGAAAAGCCATGCCGTCTATTTCTTTTTTCTGTTCGTGATCCCAAACTACGCATTGTGCAACTTTAAAACTTGCCACCGTTTCCTCGGTAATACCTCTAGTCTTTAAGTAATCAATATGAATCTGACCACTACGTAGGTTCTTCCTGTCTGGCTTTGAGTAAGTCTTTTTTGGCTTAGCAAAATATTGATCATCATCTTTAATCCCCAAAAACTCCTTGGCTTCCTTGATCGCTTTATGCAGACTGATATCCCTAGCAAGCACCCAAAGATCCAAAAGGTCACCACCTTCACCACTAGCAAAGTCTGTCCACTTCTTTTTACCTGCCATATTAACTTTTAAGCTCTGACCCTTCTCACCTCCTGTAGAGCCCACAGACCACTCATTACCGTTTTTATGACCGTTGGGTAGAATGTGCTTGCAAACACGCTCTACAGAGCCCCATAGCTCGTCTGAGAGCTCTTTAACTGTCAATCGCATCTAACAATTCCCCTAAAACACTTGTCCAGAACGAATTCAGGTTCACCAGTTGATATTGGCTTGGCGTTTTTCAGCCAAGTTCTCACTGTTGCCCTCCAATCCTTAATCTTCCCATTCCTTCTAGACCATCCCACTGACTCCCAGTAGTCGTAGAAGTTCTCAGCCTCATCGCGTGAATCATAATCTCTTTCCTGCATGTAGGAATAAATTTCTTCGATTGTAGGCTTAACAAATTTCTTTGTGCGAGTAGCGGTAGCGCTCTCTCTCTCTTT